GCCAATGGGCAAAGGAACATACGGAAGTAAAAAAGGAAGACCACCAAAAAAGAATGGTGCAAAAAAACTAATGGCAAAAAATCCAAAGATGCCAAAAGCTGTAGCTAAAGCTATTGCAAAAAACATGAAAAGGAAAAAGAAATAATGGCGAAGAAACCAGGACTGTATGCGAACATACATAAAAAACGTAAAAGGATTAAAGCAGGTAGTGGTGAAAAAATGAGAAAGCCTGGATCTAAAGGCGCACCAACTGCAGCTAATTTTAAAAGGGCTGCAAAAACTGCAAAGAAAAGATGAAGAAACTTACTAAACGACAAGAACAATCTTTAAAAAGACATAGCAAACATCATACAAAAGCTACACTTGCGAAGATAAAAAAAGAGTTGTTAGAAGGTAAGTCATTCACAGAAGTGCATAAAAATGCACCTAAGAAAAGGAGTAAGAAATAATGGGTGGAGTAGCAAAAGCTGTCGGCAGTGTTATTAGTGCTGTAGGTAAAGGTGTTGGTACTGTGCTTAGTATGGGCAGTAAAAAACGAAAAACACCTAGTCCAAAAGCACTCATGGAATCTGTACCTAAGCCAGATCAAACTGCACAAAGACTTGCATCATCTGCATCACAATATGGTGGTTCAACTATATTGACAGGCGCAGAAGGTTTAGGTGAAACTGCAACAACTAAAAAAACTTTATTAGGTGGATAATGATTAGACCAATATACGATCAATCGTGGAGTAAAAAATTCTACGAATGGTTACAACCAAGAGCTAATATAGAAGTAGATGATTATACTACTATTGGTTTTTTAGATGAGTGGGATAATATTGTTGGAGTTATTTTGTTTTGTGGTTATGATGGTAACAACATATATGTTCACATAGCATCTGATGATCCTAAACATGTGCAACGTAGATTTATAAAATTAATGTTTGACTATGTATTTAATCAAGCAAAATGTCAGCGAGTAACTGCTACTTGTACTGCTCAAAACAAAAGAAGTATGAAACTAATAGAAGGTGTTGGTTTCAAAAAAGAAGGATATTTAAAGAATTTTCTTAAAAAACATGATAAACTATATGACATTGCATTGTATGGTATGCAAAAGGAGGACTGCAGATGGGTGATATCCCGATAATAGGACCGCTACTTGCTCCTAAGCAACCGAAGTTACCACCAGGACCTGATGCAGAACTTCTTGAAAAAGAAAGGAAAGCAGAAGCATTGGCAGAAAAAGAAAGACAAAGACTTATATCTGGTAAACAAATGGGTTATATGTCTACTATTTTAACTGGTGGCACTGGTGTTCAAGAAGAAGCCAATGTTGGCAAAACATTACTAGGTGGTAAATAGTGGACAAGTTTGATTATATAAAAAAAAGATACTCAGAGATGTCATCTGATAGAGGCACATGGGAAGACCATTGGCAAGAAATACTTGACTATGTTATGCCTCGTAAAGCAGACGTAGTTTTTGTTAGAGTAAAAGGAGATAAAAGAACGGAGGTCTTGTTTGATTCTACAGCTATAACTGCAAATAATTTATTAGCTGCTAGTTTACAAGGAACTCTTACATCACCATCACTACAATGGTTTCATTTAAAAATTAGAGATGATGAAATAAATCAAGATAGAGATGTGCAGTTATGGTTAGAAGATTCTGCAAAAAAAATGTATGATGTATTTAACCAAACTAATTTTAACACAGAAGTACATGAACTATATCTTGATCTTTGTTCTATAGGAACAGGATGTCTATTCGTAGAGGAAGGTAACAAAGGATACGACATAGATTCTATACATTTTAAAACAATGCACATATCAGAATTTTACATTGGCGAAAATGTAAGTGGATATATAGATTGTTTATACAGAAGATATAAATTAACTGCTAGACAAGCAATACAAGAATTTGGTGAAGAAAATGTAGGACCAAAAATACAAGAAGCAGCTAGAATGAAACCAGATAAAAAGTTTGATTTTATTCACGCAGTAGAACCTACAGAAGATTATGAAAGAGCATTAGGTAAATCTAATACAAAGTTACCATTCCATTCTTGTCATGTATGTGAACAAGATAAGATGGTTGTTAGAACTGGTGGATACAACGAGTTTCCATATCTTGTACCTAGATGGTCAAAAGCTACAGGTGAAGTATATGGTCGTTCCCCGTCTTACAATGCTTTACCAGATATTAAAACATTAAACAAAGCTGTAGAGCTAGGACTTAAAGCATGGTCTAAAGCTATTGATCCTCCATTATTAGTACAAGATGATGGTGTTATAGGTAGAGTAAGAATGACACCTGGTGGTATTACAGTTATTAGAAGTGATGCTGCAGTAAAACCATTTCAGTCTGGTGCAAATATGCAACTAAATGCTTTCAAAGAAAACGAACTTAAAACTGCAATTAGACAAGCATATTACTCAGACCAGTTACAGTTACAACAAGGACCACAAATGACAGCTACAGAAGTACAAGTAAGATACGAACTTATGCAAAGACTTTTAGGTCCTACACTTGGTAGATTCCAATCAGAGTTTTTAAACCCACTTATAGAGAGAGTGTTTGGTATTATGTTTAGGGCAGATGCTTTTCTACCAGCACCAGAATTATTACAAGGACAATCTATAGATATTGAATATGTAGGTCCACTTGCAAGATCACAGCGTATGGAAGAAGCAGTTGCAGTAGAAAGATTGTATCAGTTAGCTGTTCAACTAGGACAAGCTGATCCATCAGTCATGGATATCTTGAATAATGATGAGGCAATTAGAATGAGAGCTGAACTACTTGGTGTACCTAAATCTGTACTTAGAGGTAGAGAAGAAGTAGATGAACTTAGACAAGCTAGAATGGAGGCACAGATGATGCAACAACAAATGATGATGCAACAGCAACAAGCAGAGATTGCTGCTAAACAATCATCAGCATTAAAAGATGCAGCAGATCCTAACGCACAACAAGTATTAGAACAAGTAGCTGGAGAGCTTGAGGAAGAGGTAGCAGGTGAAGCATAAAAATTCAGACCAAGAATTAAAACAACAGAAGATAGACTATAGAGGAACATTTAGCACCCAAGAAGGTGAAAGAGTTTTAGCTGATCTTACATCAGCTTATTACCATAGGAGTTCTTTTAGTAAAGATCCCTATGAAACTGCTTTTAAGGAAGGGCAAAGAGCAGTAATAGTCAGAATACTAAATCTTTTAAAGGAGGATAATAATAATGGCTGACGAACAAACGACCACAGAAGTGGCAGACAACCCTACACCAGAAACAGAACAAAATTCTGAATCTGTTTTAGGATCTGGCATAAGTGATAATCAAACAGAAACTGATTGGAAATCATCTTTGCCAGAAGAACTAAGGAATGAACCAACTTTGCAAAATCTAAATGATGTAGAATCATTAGCAAAGACAGTAGTTCATCAACAAAAAATGATAGGTAGTAGAATACCATTACCTAAAAATGATGAGGAGAAAGCAGAACTGTATAACAAGTTAGGCAGACCTACAGATCCTACAAAATATGATTTATCTATTCCAGATACTCATAAACAACATTTTAATGAAACTGCAGTAGGTGAATTTAAAAATGTTGCACATAAGATAGGACTTAACAACGATCAGGTAAATGCCTTATTAGAGTATCAAGTAAATCAAATTGATAATAGTGGACAGTTGCAAGAGGCACAAATGAATGTGCAACGAGAAGAAGCAGAGCAAACCCTTAAACAAGAATGGGGTTTTGAATATGATAAGAATCTGCGTTCTGCTATGAGAGCTATTGATGTATATGGTGATGAAGGACTTAAAGAAGTTCTCAATGGACCAGCAGGTAACGATCCAGCTATGATTAAATTTTTTGCTAGACTAGGTCAAGAAGTTACAGAAGAAATGGCAAAGAACACACAAAACAATACTATTGCTGCTTCTACTCTTGATGCAAAACAGGAAATAGAACAGATTATGGCTGATCCTAAGAATCCATATTTTGATTCTTCACATAGAGATCATAAGTCAATGGTAGAGCGTATGCGACAATTACACGAAAAAGTTTATGGAAATTAACTTTCTTGTGCTATAATTAAGATACCAAAGTTCTGCCCGTAAGGATAACAGATGGGGTGGCCATGATAGGCGTTAAACATCCGTTTGATAAAAACGTATTTTATAAGGTATCCCATTTGGATAAATACCGATAATATATTTTTATAGGAGGACTGAAATATGTCAGTACAAATAACTACAGCTTTTATAGAACAGTATAAAAGCAATGTATTTCACTTGGCACAGCAAAAAGGTTCAAGACTTAGAGATGCAGTCCGTACAGAAACAGTTGTCGGTAAATCTCATTTCTTTGAAAGAATTGGCTCAACTGCTGCGCTAAAAAGAACATCCAGACATAGCGACACTCCAAGAGTTGACACACCTCACTCTCGTAGGAAAGTAAGTATGGATGATTACGATTGGGCAGACTTAATTGATCAAGAAGATAAAGTAAGGATGCTTATCAGCCCACAGTCTGAATATGCACAAGCAGGTGCATGGGCTATGGGAAGAGCAATGGATGATGCAATTATTGATGCAGCTTCTGGTAACGCCTTTGGTGGCGTAGCTGGTGGTACAACAGTAGCATTACCATCTGGGCAAAAAATTGCTCATGGCTCTGCTGGTTTATCAGTTACAAAACTGATCGAAGCAAAAGAAATCTTAGATGCTGCTGATATTGATCCTGAAGAGGAAAGATATTTAGTATGCACATCTAAACAACTATCAGATTTGTTAGCAATAACACAAATTACATCTGCAGACTTTAACTCTGTTAAAGCACTTGTTCAAGGTGAAATTGATACATTTATGGGATTCAATTTTATTAGAACAGAAAGACTAGATACTAACTCATCTAGCAACAGATTAGTTTTAGCATTTGCTAAATCTGGTATCGGCCTTGCTGTAGGCTCAGATATTCAAACTAGAATTTCTGAAAGAGCAGACAAAAATTATGCAACACAGGTATTCTTGTCAATGACTATCGGTGCAACTCGTATCGAAGATGAAAAAGTTGTTGAGATAGAATGTACTGAAAGTTAATAGGAGGAATCAAAAATGGCAACAGCTAAATCAGTCGAAATTACAGCACTAGACGCATCGCCTAGAGAGGTCCTAGAAACTGGAAGTTTAGAGGGCAGGATGCGTGTAGCAAGTGGAACGATTGCAGCAGGAACAGGCGACATTGATAATGATGATGTATTAATGATGGTACAAATTCCATCTAATGCAAAAGTATTATCAATCAAACTATTCAATGATGATCTAGATTCTAATGGTTCACCAACATTGGCAGCCAACGTAGGTCTATATTATGAAGATGGTACTGTTCTTGATGAAGATTGTTATGCAACAGCTATAACAACTTTACAAGCTGCAAACACAGCAGGTGTTGAAGTTGCTTTCGAAGCTAGAAATGTTAATGCAGTTTCTAACTTTGCTTGGGAAGATGGTGGTTTATCATCAGATCCAGGTGGGGTTTTAAGAATAGCTTTAACTATGTCTAACGTAGCAGCAACAGCAGCAGCTGGTGATGTATCAGTTATCGTTACATATGTTGTAGACTAAAAAACAACAATAGGGGGTAGTTTCGGCTACCCTCTTACAAGGTGAATTATGGCAACAGAAGTTTCAATATGTTCAAACGCACTTAGAAGATTAGGAGATGATCCTATAACTTCCTTAACAGATGATTCAGAAAGAGCTAGATTATGTAATGCTTTTTACGAAGATGCAAGAGATGCTTGTCTAAGAAGTCATCCTTGGAACTTTGCAATAACAAGAGCAAGTTTGACACAGCTTTCTGACTCACCTGTATATGGCTATGACTACCAATTTGCCTTACCTACAGATCCATATTGTCTAAGAGTATTAGCTATGGAGTATGAAGATTATATATTTAAAGTAGAAAATTTTTCAACACAAGGCAGGGTGTTGTTAACAGATGAAGAAACTGCCAAGATAATTTATATTGCAAGGATTACAGACACAACACTGTTTGATTCTTTATTTGTAGACACATTAATTACTAAACTTGCATCTGACTTAGCATATCCAGTAACTAATAGTCTAAAAGTACAAGAACAAATGTATAAGCTTTACCAGCTTAAACTTTCTGAAGCTCGTAGTATTGATGGACAAGAAGGGTTTATTGATGATCTTGTTTCAGATACATTTACGGATTTTAGAAGATAATGTTAGAAACAATACTAGGACAATCTTTCGGTAAACGAGAAAATCAAGAAGATAAATATACAGGTTTTCTTGGTGAGATTGTATTGCCTGATGGCACAGTTATGACTGAAATGAGCATAGCTGTTGATATTGATGGGAAAGAAACTTTGATACCAGCTATAGTTCCTACTAATAAAAAATTTTTAAAAGATATTGCACAAAAGAATATTACTAAACAAATAAGAGATAATGCAGTAAATCATGCTATGAAAAGAATGAAGCAAGGTAAAAGTCCATTTGCAGAACCAGGAGAATTTCAATTTGAGGGGAAAAAACGTATTAGGTTAAAATATTAATGGCTAGAACACATCCAATACAAACAAATTTTACTGCAGGTGAACTTAGTCCTAAACTATTTGGACAGACTAATCTTGATAAGTACAGCAATGGTGTAGAAACACTAGAGAACATGACTGTGTTTCCACAAGGTGGTGCAACTAGAAGAAGTGGCAGTAGATTTATATGTGAAGTCAAAAACTCTGCAAATACTACAAGACTTATACCTTTTGAATTTAATGATGAACAAGCATATGTGTTAGAGTTTGGCGACCAGTACATAAGATTTTTTAAAGACCAAGGACAAATAACAGAGGCAGACAAATCTATATCTGCTATTACAAAAGCAAATCCAGC